CCTGTGGACGTGGGCAACGTGACCGGGCACGTCATGGAGATCACCCCGCAGCATGGGGCTACCTACTATTTCGCTCTGACCGCCTACGATACCAGCGGCAACGAGAGCGGGTACAGCGACGAGGCGAGCGTGTTTGTGCCTGACTCGTCAGCGCCCGAGACACCCAAGGGGCTCATTGCCAGAATTGTTGACGCTGTTGTCGGCTGGATCAAGGGGCTGTTCGGGGTGCGAGTTGGGGTGGTGTGATGGCACAGATCGTAATGATTGGAGAAGGCACACTAAGAGTCGGGCTCAATGATATTGGTGATGTGGTTGCTATCCACGACGACGATGTGGAGCTCGGACCAGCTTACTCGACCTTCCAGGTGCTGGTAGTGCCCGGCACGGCAAAGGAGGTCAGCGCTCTCATCAACTCACAGATGCCTGAGATCAAGCTGGTATTCCGGTCAATGGCCGGGGCAGGAGAATGGACAGACCAGCGCCCCGAAGAAAAAGAGGTCTGGAGCGATAACGGCACGTGGCGAGAGATCGCCAAGAGGCCGACATGTCAGGCGAATATTGCCGTTAAGGAGGAATTGGCAAATGCCCTGGCGGATACGGCCCTTGCCGGATCAAGCAAGCTCTCGCTCGTCAGAGCTGCGGTAACATCCAACGTAGCAACCAGCAAGGACAACCAGGCAGAGATTAAGATCGCAACTACCGCGGAGGCTGAAAAAACCTAATGGCTACGGATGTTTTCTATTCGGTCTGCCCCTTCGGTACGGGCGACCTCAAGACAGGCAGCCCGACCATCACTATATCCGATGGGGTAGCTACACTGAGTGTTGCCCAGACCGGCAACATCGGTCAGGGGTGCAGGATTACCTACGGCGGCGGGTCAAGTAGTTGCTACATCAGCCGGGTCAACAGCCCCACATCATATAATGTAATTACGGCCACAGGGGGAGTTCCAGGAGATGTTTCCGGGCAGGCGGTCAATTCCATCGCGCATGAGTATGCGTCGACCAGCGCCGCAATGGCGGGAGCAAGCGACGCGAACCACCTGAATACCAATGACCTGGCCATTGCGGACGTGATCCTGAATTTACCCTGCTATTACGACCATGATGATTACACCCCTTACGGGTTCATCGTGACTAACGGGTATATTGCGTATTCAGAGCATTACATAAACTGGTACACCCCCCAAGGCGGCACAGAGAGCCTTTATAATCAGCGGGGTGATTTCTCCTCGTGGGACCCCTCTAAAGTCTGCCTTTCAGTCAACGGATACTATGTGGATGATTCGCTGTTCCGCATCTACGTCCCCTACACCCGCATTACTGGGTTTCAAGGGGAACAGACCTACTCCACAATGAATTATGCGTTTTTGGTGTACCTATACGCAGGCGCGACCGGCTGCGTGATATCCGGCAATTTCCTTCGATTTACAGGTTATCCTTCTAAAGGCATTGAGATCCAGAACTTAAACGACGCTGACATCACTATCGCGAATAACATCATCGTAGGAGCGTCTTACGGTCTGTACGCCAACCGTCTTTATGACACAGGATATACTATCCGAGGCGTAATCGCCAATAATACCATATCGGGGTCTACTCAGTACGGCCTTTATGTCCGGTACAGTGCGGGCAGTTCCAGTCTTGTTGTCCGCAACAATGTGGCGATTGGCAGCGCTACCGGTGATTTCTATCTCGTGAATGTGGCGGGTGATCACAACGCCTCCTCTGACGGGACGGCACCAGGCACTGGCAGTATTACCAACCAGCTTGCGGCGGATCTGTTTGTTGACCCCGCCAATCATGACTATCGTCCCAAGTCCGGCTCCCCCCTCATCGACGCAGGCACGGACCTTTCTGCGGTCATGGACTCCGTGGACATCATCGGCACATCCAGGCCGCAGGGGGATTACTGGGACATCGGCGCGTTCGAGTATGTGGACGAGGGTGATAGTTCGTCTATCACAGGTCCCATAACCATAGAAGCTTCCTGCGCGGATGGAATTTCAATGTCTGATGTTACTTCTAGGCTTGCCATTCTCCAAGCCCTGTCTCAGGATGGAATTTCAATGTCTGATGTTACTTCTAGGCTTGCTATTCTCCAAGCCCTGTCTCAGGATGGTATGAGGTTCAGTGAATCTTCTGTATCTCTTGCGGCTCTCCTTGAAACAATAACAGAAGGAATAACAGCTGGGGACACCCCGTCACCTGTATCCTTATTAAATGCCCTGTCTCAGGATGGTATGAGGTTCAGTGAATCTTCCGTATCTCTTGCGGCTCTTTTGGCAGCAATAACGGATGGGGTTACAGCCGGTGATACTCCATCTCCAGTATCATTATTAAATGCCCTGGCTCTGGACGGGGTGGCGGTAACAGATTTGGCTTCAGCCCTTTCCTTACTCAATGCCTTGGTGCAGGATACTACACTAATCGGGGATGTCCCCACGGGTCTGAAACTCCTTCAAGCAGTAATCACAGAAACGATTAACCTGGGTGATCTTATCCTTACTGAGGCTATCCTTCAGGCTCTGGTAATAGACGGGGCGGTGGTATCCGATACTGTTATTGGTACAATTATTTCAGCTTTGACTTGTTTGGTAGAGGATGGACTGCTTTTCTCCGATACTACCGCAGCAATGGCCGATTTAAAGGGACAGGCTCAAGATGGGATTCGGTTTGGGGATATTCTTACCCAAATCATACAGCTAATTGGCACGGTATCTGACGGCATTAGCCTGGGGGATATATCTGCCTGGGATAGTGCCCTGAGTGCCCTAGCCTGTGACGGTATTGTTCTTTCTGATTCGGCTTCAAGGCTCCTGCGGGCATTCGTATCTTGTGCCGATGGAATAATACTAACAGATGGAGGCACGGTAAGGGCAGATTTCACGGTCAGGGTGGCTGACGGGGTTCAGTTATCGGAGGTGCTGGCTGCCGTAGCTAGGTTGTATGCCACGGCATCAGATGGGGTGGAGTTCAGCGATCAGACTATGGAAGTAACGGCTACCATACAAGGCAGAATCACGGTCACGTTGACTCTCAGGAAGGGTACATTGGTATTTAACATAGTTAAGCCAAACAATACAACAAACTTGATTTAATAAGAGAAAGGAGAAAGGATATGAAGTTCAAGGATCTTTTGAAGAAGGTGCTTGGTTCCAATACCAAGAGTGGAGCCAGGGTAGGTGGGAGGTTCTATTTGGAATGTCGCGACAAGGATGGTAATCTGAAGTGGAGAGAAGAAATGTCTAATTTGGTCCCCAACGCTGCCCTTCAAGACTTACTGGATGTGTATTTTTTGGAAGGTACGCAGAAAACATCGTGGTATGTGATGCTTCTGGCTGCGAATCCTTCCCCTGCTGCGGGAGACACCCTGGCTTCCCACAGTGGTTGGACAGAATTTACGAACTATGATGAAGCCGCACGACAGGCCTGGACCGGGGTTCGTTCCGGCCAAACCATTTCCAACTCCGCAAGCAAGGCAATATTTACCATCAGCACAAATGGCTCTTCTATTGGTGGCGCTGGTTTGTGTTCTGTGCCATCGGGAACTTCGGGGATTTTGGCCTGTGCCGCTCCATTTACGACAGGAAACAAGTCAGGAGATGATGGTGATACTCTATCCGTTCAGTACGACTTTACCGCATCGGACGATGGTGCATAATTAACCCTGGTGGGAGGAGGATTATATGAGTATTGTAGTAACGGCTGCGGAAACATTGCCCAGGAAGGGTACCAGAGGGATAGAGGTCACATTCAAGGATGGGGACTTGGAGGTGATCCCATCCAGTATAAAATACACCCTGACAAACAGACCTCCATTTGGGGTGGATGCTACCGTTATTAATTTAATTGAGAGGGTTTCCGTTACTCCATCAACCACCGTGGTGTTCGTTTTATCGGGAGATGATCTGGATTTTCTTGAAGCAGAAGAGGGGCAAAAGTATGCCAACCGCGCACTATTGGTCGAATGGGTTTACAATTCAGTGAAGTTGGGAAATAACATTCCAGATCGACTTCAGTACAATTTTGACGTTGAAGATACAGCTTACAAAGGATAATTATTTTGAGGAAAAATGACGGATAGAAGGTTATGAAGTTCCTCCTTGATCCAGTTGAAAAACTGGAAGGCCCTCTGGTTTTCCTACAAAACCAGAGGGTCATTTTTTTCGCTCCATTCCATAAGAAAATTTAATGGAAAAATGGGTTTTTTAAAAATCATTGATTAACCATTAATAAGTTATTGATTTTATTTGGGGTCATAGGTTATTCCTATCAATTGAGTGGGATTGATAATTCTATATTTATGACCTGTTTATCCACCCAATATAGATTTTTCTAAACCATTTGGATGGGATTGGTAGTTATTTTATATCGTTGTTAAGGTGTTATATTATCTAATATGGTTTTTTAAAGAAAGTAGGAAATCAAAGAAAATCATTAATCTTTGTAGATAAAAACAGGTCATATGGAAATATATCTAGCTAATCAATCAAAATCGCCAGTAATCGGATTAGTAAAATTTATTAATATACGGTATAAAGGCGATAGTTAATAAATGCTCTTTGAAAAACGAATAAAGGTCGTTGGGAAAGAGGATGGGATGAAACCGGCGATGATGCGCAAAGCTGAGCCAAAACCCCGGCAAGTCTTTCCCCAAGGACGGACCCTTTATTCAATAACGTCAGAGGCCACTCCGAAGAGGACCAAGGGCCACTGCTGATACGATAGAGGGGTCAAAGGAGAACGGAGTCACCCACCCCAAGATTTAAAAGGGCTAAGTTACTGGTTGAAGCCCATAGGTGGGGAAGAGCCGGAGGGTGTTGATCCTGAGAAAACGCAATCGTATGGAAGTGGGTGAGTCTAAACTGGGGTAACGAAGTTGTTGCCCCAGCCTATGATTTACCGACTAAAAACAAGTGAAGGGGGAAAAGAAAATGATGAAAAGGGCAGAAGAGATCAAAACGGCCAGGCAGTTAGAGGAAGTAATTGAGACCATCAGACGGGAAGGACTCGGGCAAACGAATATCGACCACAAGACAGGTATCAGATACGGGGTTATATCTATCCATGAAGTAACCCAGGCATGGTGTGATTCCAGCGAACCCTATTACGTCGTGTGCTGTCCTTACTGCGGGCAAGAGCTGAAAAAGGGCTTTGACGCGAAGAGATGCCCGTCATGCTATAAAGTGTTCGAGGATGGAGACTTTGACTATATCGAGCCTTCTTCTTACTATATCAAGAGCAATGAATATATTGCCGAACAAGGGTATGATGATCACGATATATTCATAATCAAGAGCCCTTACTATACCTTGTGTCAATTCTGTTCTCCCTGTGCACCTGGAGCCGGCGACCTCATGAACCATACTCCTGATGGAATCAAGGCGTATTGTTTCGGGCATGACTGGTTCGACGGCGAAAGGGCTCCATACCCTGTATACTCAGTAAAGACTGGAAAATTGGTTGAGCCCAAGAAATAAACCCGGAGGTGAAAAGAATAATCGAAGACGCAGGGTATAAAATTACACAATCTTAAGGAGGATGGCATGACAATCAAAGAATACGTTGAAGGTCATCAGAGGATGTCAATAAATGGCTGGTTGGCTCAAATCAAAAAAGATGATTTGGAGCACCTGGAAAGGAAGATAATTACCGCCGCTGATTCCTTGGGCATGATAAAGATAGATGATATGGATTTTGTTACAGCTTTCAAAAGGTCCATAACGAAATGACGCACACAGAGGCTGCATCTAGTACCAAGACCTACAAGTGGCATCCGAAGTTGACGGGATAGTCTTGTTCCACAAGCACTACACAAAAGCACTCAAAAGAGCCACTCTTGGTGGTGGTTCGGTTCGGTTGGCCTCTGAGGTCAAATAGTAATCAAAACCAAAGTGAAGAGGAGCTATAAAATGAAGAGAACTTTTGAAAATTCAATTCAGGAAAGGGTTTTAACAGCTTTATTTCAGGCCCATGTACCTACAACCACGACAGCCCTGGCTCAAGACCTTGGGGTTAATCCCCACACGGTGAGCGGGGTTCTTTCCACGGCTTTTAGGGTGAAGGAGATTCAGGAGGTTATCAAGGTGGACAGATCCAAAAAGGTGTGGACTTACCACATGGAGAAGAAAAGCATACCTGTTAAAGATATGCTGGTCCTAATCCGAAGGGAGAATACATCCCGCAAAATTTCTAAGGGAGGGCAGAGGGCCAGAGCAAACGGCTCTCAAGGCAAGTTGGATACCGGAAAGGAAACGATACTGGTCAACCAGGTGAACTTCCCCAAGGGAACGTCTCTGAGGTTGACCGGGGACATCGTGGTGTTCGGTGTGAGTATTTTTATGGACCTGGAGTTGGAGGTGGTAAAGGGGGACAAGAAATAAAGGGCTCAATTCGGGCTGACTCCCAACTCAGCCCGATACCAAACAAAAATTAAGGAGGGAGTGATGAGTTTGGGAAAGAAGAGGAATTATGTCACCGATGATCGAAGAACGAGGGCCAGCCTGATTATTCTCAATATGCTTACAAGTAAGTATGAACAGGAGGGTTCAGATAATCCTTCCAGACGTGCCTTGGAAGAAATAATATCCGGGAAACATAACAAGGCTATACGAGAGCAAATGGAAGAGATAAAACGGAGAACCGGAAGGGGTAAGGGGAGGAATAAAAATGAGACAAAAGGCTTGTGACTACATTGCATACGTTTGTGATATGGTCCGTTTCTTTAAGAATAAACGGGGTAGAGATTCCTTCTGGGAATATTATGACGGGGTTTTGGAGAGGGTTAAAAAAGGATTGTCTCCAACCTGGAAATCAGAAGGCTCTTATGTCGAATCAACCTTGATGAAGCAAGGTTCTGGAAACCACAAGCTTGTTTACAAGGTGAAATGCTTTCCGGTAGACAACAAGATTCATTACTACAAGGTTTCTGTGCTCCCGGTATTTGGGGGGATTGGGGTCAAAATCAATCCACTTACTTCTCCCATTTCGTATGATGACCATATCGTGAAACAATTATTAACCGATCTGTTTTTGGAAGCAATGAACCGAGAGATTGAGACGGATGATTTTATGAAGTAAATAACAAGAAAGAGGAGGGAGGTTGTTATGCATACAATTGGTGGAGAGGGCTGGGCGTCAACTAGGTTGGAGCGTAGGATTAGGGAAATGAGGAATGATCGTAAACAGGTGCCACAAGAGGCAGTAGATGCCTTCCGAAAGGGTTTCCGAGTTGTAAAGAATACCAACAGCGAAATTCTGGAACGTGTTTGGGATTGGGATGAATTAGAGAGGAGGATGGCCCAGAGGGATGATCGAACATTTATACGAATACAGAGGAGAAGGAAGCTGAGAAAGGAAAAGAGACGACAACGCAAAGACGTATAGTGGAGCAATAGACGTTGGATCTTCATATTAAGGTCCAACGTAATTGTTTTGCTATTGAGTTGTAGTAGAGAGTGCGGCTCAATTTAAAGGAGGGTTTCAAGATGCGGCACTATGTATTAGTATGTAAAGGGTTATACTTTACGGGTTTTGGATGGAGTTCAGGAATTTGGATGGCAAAAAGGTTTATGACCAGATACGGGGCCACGTTGTCTTTTGAATTGGCTAGGGAACGTTTGGTTGTAGGAGGAAAAGAAGCAGAGATTAGAATACAGACGATAGAAGAGGGGGAAACAAATGGAAAGATGGGAACATAGTGGTTGGGTACTGGGGGCTTTGCTCTATCTGTTCAAGTTTCAAACGATGGATGAGCAAACCTCTCATTATACCAGAGATCGGAATGACGTGGGCTTTAATGCGGTTGACGCCGGGATTCTGTCTTCAATAGCCACTCAATACCTGGAAGGAAGGTGGTTATCTACAAAACAAATAAACTTGGTGAGGAAGCTTATGAAAAAATACCACAAACAATTGAAAGGGGTTGAGATTAAACCCGTCAAGGTCCGGAGACGGAGAAAGAAAAGGAATCTACCGAAGAACTACAAACGAGCCATTCTCCAAAATGGAAAATTGCGGTTTGAGTTTAGTGCGCCTGACCGGGAAGGGTTTTATCAGATAGTGAATATGATCAAAAATTTCCTTGGAAAGAAATATGATAAATCTTCAAAGGTTTGGACAGCCCCAGTTTATTATACCACTATAGAGACCCTGAGGAAAGATGGATGGGAGGTTGACCCAAAGGTGCTAAAGTGGTGGAAGAAGCTGCACCACCCCAAAATGGACGTTCAGGGAGTCTTGAACCGTCTTGAGGGGTTTCGTGGAACCCTGCGCCCATATCAGTTAGAAGGGGTAGCCTGGGCAGAAGCTTTGAAAGGATGTTGCGTGATTGGAGACGATATGGGCCTGGGAAAAACAGTACAGGCTTTGGCTTGGTTGTACGCAAACCCGGATATCCGTCCAGCAGTAATTGTTTGTACGGCTTTGGGAAAGTATCAGTGGGCCGATATGGCAAAGAAGTTTTGTGGATATGATCCGTATATAGTAGAGGGCCGGTATCAAGGTGATAAACTCCCTGAGGCCAAAATATACCTGGTTAATTATGAGATATTGATCAACCAGACGGAGGAGGTTATTGACCCAGCTAGTGGTCGGAAGGTCCGGAAGGAGATTCCAAACAGTGGTTGGGCCGTGGAGTTCGAAAGGATGGGAGTCCAGGCCGTGGTCCTAGATGAGTTCCAATACATTATGAATGGAAAAGCACTCCGGACCAAGGCGGTGAGGAGGATGGCCCAGAATGTCAAACACGTTATAGGCCTGTCCGGCACGCCGATCAAATCCAAGCCAATACAGGGGTTTAATATTCTCAACCTTACTGCACCCAGGATTTTCCCATCATATTGGAACTATGCGATGGAGTTCTGCGGCGCACACCATAACGGGTACGGTTGGGACTTCTCCGGGGCTTCGAATTTGGAAAGACTTCATAAGATGATGAGTCTGGTAATGATTCGCAGGATGAAGAAGGATGTTGAAAAAGACCTTCCCCCAAAAACCCGTTCAGTTCTCCCGGTAGAGATTACCAACAGGAAGGAGTACGATAGGGCAAGCAGTAACTTCAAAGCCTGGTTGAAAGAGGTTGACCCTGAGAAGCTTACCAAGGCTGAAAGGGCAGAAGCTCTTGTCAAGCTAGAGAAGCTAAAGCAACTTTCGGTCAAGGGTAAGATGAAACCAGTGTGTGAGTGGATTGATGATTTCTTGGAGACGGGGAACAAACTGGTGGTGTTTGGGCACCATCGAGAGGTTCTGGAAAATCTTCACAAAAAGTACCAGGACAATTCCGTTATGATTCTTGGAGGTACTTCGAAGAAGGCCAAGAGGGAGAACATAAGGAGATTCGTGGAGGATTCCAAAGTGAAGTTGTTCTTCGGATCAATCAACGCGATGGGAACTGGTACGGACGGTTTGCAGAAGTCTTGTTCCAATGCCGTGTTTGTAGAGTTGGGGGACAACCCTGGTGACCTCCAGCAAGCTGAGGATCGACTGTGGAGGATTCTCCAGGAAAAGACAGTTAACATTTACTACATATTATCACGCAACACGGTAGAGGGTCCCAGATGGAAGACCATAAATCACTATGCAAAGGTGGTTTCGTCCGTGTTGGATGGGAAGGAGAAAGGAATGGGAGTGGTTGAAGATGGTATGCTAACCGATCTGCTCAAGAGAATGAAAGGGGAAAAAGTATGAAGAACATCACACCACTGAACCGATTAGAGAAGCCGAGGTATGTATGGCTGTTTTGTAAGGAAGTGAATCATAGGACTTGTAGGGAGATCTGCGAGTATCGAAGTAAGCTCGTGGGGGTTAAAGGCAATACGTGTGAGGGGTGTACTACGTGGAAGAAGTTTCCGAAGATGTACATTACTGTAGCCCGTAGGAGGAGAAAGGAACCTCGCACGGATAAGCCCAGAAACAATGTGGAAAGAACGAGGAGGAGGAAGCCGAAAAGAACCCGGAAGGATACCTCAATGGAAAAAGTGAGGAGGTTGAGGAAGACGCAAGAAGAAATTCAACGGAAGTTGGACCAGGAGACTCCACGGGGCAGGAGGAGGAAGGAGGTTATTGTATATGATGAAGGAGTTTGATCTATCAAACTTTTATAATGGATTAATAGACCTTTCAACAATAATCAGACCTTCCAAAAGGAAGGTCAAGGTCAAGAGGAGGAGAAAGGGAAGTTTGGAGTTCAAGTATTGGCCCAGTGGACTTCCTCGGATTCCTGGGGTGTTTTCTTCTCATCCAGCAGACTTTGAAGAGATGAAAAAGCTTTACCCAAGATTGATCGAAAGAAGAATGAGACAAGATGATGTAAGGAGGATATTGAACGGGTTAATGGGGGGTCCGGTTAAGTTTATGGGTGGACGGGAAGGAACGTTGGTGAGAATATCGGATGAGTTTCCTTGGGTGGATATAAAAGAAGGAAACACCATATCTACTATACATTGGAAATTCTTAGAGAAGTGAGGAGGGTTTATGGATCAAACTAAGGCAAGAGAAGTAGCAGAGGGCATCGTAATAGAAATTAATCAACTATTGGTTGAACTGGTCAGGATCGAGATTGAGGAGGGAAATAAATTATGAGGGTAATTATAGCGATGATCAAGAGGGATTTTCACTGCTTGTTTGTTTGTTGGGGAAGAGGCGTAGACGTGGCAGATGGGATTTTGATATTCAATTGCTTTTTTGTCCCCACTCGTTGGAAGAAAATATCGTGCGAAAAGTGTGGTAAGGTTTTCTACAAACGGGAGGAAACTGAGGATGTTCAACGCTGAAACTTTCTACAAAGAATATGGAATACACTACGTGACTCCAGGGTCTGGAGATAAACATTCAAGAGAGGGTTGGATTCAGGTGCCGTGTCCCTTCTGTACGGGGCACTCCGGATACCATCTGGGATATAACCTGGAAGAAGGGTATTACAACTGCTGGCGCTGTGGGTCAAAACGCATCTATGCGGTAATAGATGCTCTGGTTGGTCCTTTGGATGAAAATGGGATAAAGGATATCTACAAGCGATTTCAAACCGATTCGGAAGGCTATCACTCTTGGAAGGATGTTCCCAAGGCTCCCAAGGCCAAATTAAAGCTGCCGGACGGCACGGAAACGCTCAAGAAGGCCCACAAACAGTATCTCCGTGGTAGGGGGTTCGATCCGGATGAGATTGTTGATATCTGGGGGATTATGGGCACTACGGTGTATGGTAATTATGCGAGGAGAATCATAATTCCAATTTACTACCAGGGCCGTTTAGTCAGTTATCATAGCCGGGATATCACCGGACGTCAAAGATTACGGCACAAGGCGTGTGAGAAGGCTGAGGAGATTTTGGATCACAAGACTATAGTCTATGGGTTCGATCACGCCATTAGGAACAGCAGGAAGAAGGTTATTGTGGTTGAAGGAATATTTGATGTATGGAAGATAGGACCGGGTGCTGTGGCAACTTTTGGAATTGAGGTGTTGTCTAGTCAGGTGAGGCTCTTGTCAAAATTCGAAGAGGTTTTTGTCCTGTTTGATAATGAGCCCCAAGCTCTGAAAAATGCTCGGAAACTCCGGGATGATTTATTAACTTTGGGGAGTGATTCATATGTAATAAAAATACCCAATATGACGGACCCCGCTGAGTTATCAAGGGGGGAAGCTAGGAAGCTGCGCCAACGGATATTTGGTATAGAGTCCGGTAAAGATTAGAGAAATTTCCTCTTTACTTACGGAAAATTTTCCGCTAAGATTAAAACTTAAATACAGCTTTTAGCTGTACCCTCTTCACACCGGGGGTCCGGGGCCAGCAACCCGGACCCCTATTCCTTGCTGGGGGATTTTATGATGCTAAGTAACGTGGTAATTAATAGGGGCTTGGTTCGGGAGTTGTTCCGACTCCCTGAAAAGAAGTGTCAAGATTGTTTAACCCTCCATGTTTTCTATTCCCTCCACGCATCTGATAAAGGCTACGTATTGATGACCGTTGAAGATACAGCTGAAGTTTTGGGCTGGTCTATCAAACGCATACATCGTGCTCGTTCCCTTTTGAAATCAATGGGAGCTTGGAAGGGAGTGACAGTAAGATCCAAGGGAAAAATTTTGGGGCACGGCTTATACTCTCTGGTAAACGATTCTGGTTTCACCTTGGCAGAGAGTAAGTTTGATCCCAAGGAGATCAAAAAAAAGGGTAGTATGGCTAATAATTCTGGTTTCACCTTGGCAGGAAGCGGTTTTGACTTGGGAGAGGTAGAAAAAAAGGGTAGTATGGCGAAGGTTCCCAGGTCAACTATGGCAGAGAGCGGTTTTGATCCAGAAGAAAAAGTAAGAAATATTTCCGAAAAAGAAAAACAGAACAGAAAAGAAAAACAGAACAGAAAAGAAAACAAAGAAAAGAAACAGAAGAAAGAAAAAGAAAGAAGCAAAGAAAAAGAAAGAAGAATAAGAAAAGAAACTAAAGAAAAGAAAAGAAAAAAAGAAAAGAAAAGAAAAAAAGAAATGTTTTACGCGCGCGCGCGCGTATATGAAAACCCTTCCAATGACTTGGATAGAGAGGATGTCCAATACCTGAATTTATTTCCCAAGAGCTTCCGAGAGTCAAAGGTATTCACCCAAACCTGGGCTGATTACCTCCAACACCGGAAGGAGAAGCGAAACAAGCTCACACCAATCGCAGCCAAGCGGTTAACCACGATGTTGACCAAACTTTCCCGGAACGAGGCCGTGGAGGCCATTGAGAGATCAATGACTAACGGCTGGACCGGAGTTTTCCCTCCCAAGGTAGAGGGTGAACGGGGCAGAAAGGAATCAAACAAATACAGTGGTTTCAAAACAAGTTTATTGAACAACGAGGAGGATTTGAATGATACCAAGAGGGGCAGTGGTAAGAAAGCTGGAAAATCTGGAGAGTTTCGGAGTTCCACGAAGGTACGCAAGTGCCGAGTTGGGTGACTTTGAAACTGATTTTAGTTGGCTGGTAGGAAGATCAGCCTTTCTAATGGGCAGTAGGGGTGTAGGAAAGACTCACCTAATGGTAGCACTCCTGAAGGAATCCATACGGAGGGGCCACTTGTCCGTCTGTATGAAATCCGTTCCAAGGATGTTAATGGAAATTAGAAACAATATGAAAAACGTCCAGGGTGGAGAGTTGGCCTATATGGAACGGGTGACGGGCTATGGGTTATTATTTTTGGATGATCTGGGGGTGGAAAAGCCCTCAGACTGGGTGCTGCAGACCTTGTACCTGATAGTTGACCAACGCTATAACGACAACCAACCATTAGTCATATCGTCCAATTTCGATTTGGACGAGATAGCAACCCGGTTGGATGATCGAATTGCTTCTCGGATAGCTGGATTGTGTGGGAAAGATTGTATAATCGAACTTGAAGGTGAAGACTTGAGATTGGAGGAGCAATTATGAAGAGGGATGAATGTTATCAGAGAAATGAACTAGTGGTGGTGAAGGGTATTTACAAGACATTCGATAGGAATAAGCTCCAAGATGTTTCTATGATGGGTTGGAGGTTGGGCGAAGAAGTTCAGTATATAAATGAACAACCCCACATCTTGGTAGAGTTTGAAAACTCTACCGTCTCTTGGATTCCAACAACCCACGTTTTCCCCGTAGATTCAAAAGTCACCATAATACAAACAACTCAACTTGGTAGTACGGGGGAGGAGTATTTGGTGAATCTGAAAGAAGGGTTTGAAGAGCTTTATGCGTCATCCCTTCTACTTCAAAGGACCAAGATGATTACTGGTGAAAAAGAATTTACCTTGGACATCTTTGGAAGAGAATTGTTGACGCTTCGAAAGGGAGACTTGGTTGAAATGCACTATGTTCCGGAGGAGGGTGAGAAGGAAGAGGGTGCAACAGGACTGCAACTGAAGGTTTTGTGAGGAGGGGTTGATATGGAGATATCTGAAATTAAAAAGAGGGTTGGGTTGGAAAAGGACGGGAAGCTGGCACCTGATTCTAGCTTACACAAGGTGGCTCTTATGGATTCGGGATTAAGTTTATCCCACCCAAGATTTGATACTGAGGCAGAGCATGCCCGGAGATGGTCTTGTTATATGATCAGGAGGGTTTATGCTCTCCGATGCGATTTTTTTAGTGCTCCGGGGATATACGGACCCATTGTTGCTAAATGGGTCGAGTTGGCTTCAGCTTATGCAAAAAAGTATTCTCTCTACACCCTGGAGACTGAATTGAGTCTCCTCCAAGACGATGTGCTGAATTTTTCCAGAAGTGTTCCTTTTCCGGAGAGTCATAATGTTGTATGTTGACCCACTGGGGAAATATGGGATGATCTTTTTGGGGCAAAAATGTCGTTCCTGTCATTTGTTCAGTGATAAGGGTCGGGAGGAGCTTGTCCAGTTTGCGAGGGTGGTGAGGATTCCTGAGAATTGGATACATAATTCCAGGAGTGGGTTGCCTCACATAGACCTTACTCCGATGATGAGAGAGAAAGTCATCCTTAATGGAGTGGAGGAAATTAGCCGGGAAGAGGCTTTGAAGATTTGGAAACGTTTGAGGGGTGAAGTATGAAAATAGAGTTTGAAGAGGGCTCAACGATAGAGCAACGACTCCTCTTGGGTATGATTATTTCTGATCGGTTCCTGAGGGACGTTCTCCAACTTTATACCAATCCCAAACTTTTGAGTAACGATCAGGTGAGAGTTGTTGCTGGTTGGTGTAAAGAATATTACGAGAAATACAAGAAAGCTCCCAAGAAGCACATTCAGGACATCTATCATTCCAAGAAAGACAAGCCGGGTTTCGATCCGGATTTGATGGAACTCATTGGAGATATGCTTGAGGTGCTATCTGAAGACTTTCGTCAATCGGACAAGTTCAACGAGGATTATCTATTAGATCAGGCAGAGAGCTATTTCAACGATAGAAATTTGGAATGGCTGACGGGTGAGATGGAGAGACACCGGGAAGCAGGCAGGTTGGACCAGGCTCAATCTCTTTTGAGGGAGTATAAGAGGATTGAAAGGGGTTTAAAAAGTGGGGTCAATCCGCTCAAGGATCGAGATTTTTTCTTCAAGGTTTTTTCTGATACTTATAGTCCGTTGTTTACTTTCCCTGGGGATTTGGGGATGATGTTGAATAGGCATCATGCTAGGGATTGTTTCGTGGTGTATCTGGGACGGGAGAAAATTGGCAAGTCTTGGTGGCTGATGGAGTTGATGGTAAGAGCTATCAAGAATCGGAACAATGTGTGGTATTGTGAAGCGGGGGATATGAGTGAATCTCAGTGGGGTAGACGTTTTGCTTCCTACTTGGCTAGAAAGCCTATTTATGAAGATGATTGTGGGACAATCCTTGTTCCAGTATTAGATTGCTACTATAATCAAACCGGGGAGTGTGATCGGAAGCAACGAACCTCTTTTGTGTCAGTAATAGATTATGACGAGGAGGGAAGGCCGGTTAAGGTCAATTATAAGGACGTGGACCCGGAGGAGTACCAACCCTGTACTTATTGTAGGAGGGAACACCCTTCATTATATCGAGGGGCTTCTTGGTGGAGGGAGAAGACTGTTTCAGCTACGGTAACTGACGCAGAAGCTGATAGAATAGCCCAAAGGCTCCTTTCCACCCACAAGGGTAAAGAGTTCAAATTTACCAGCCACCCTAGTGACACCTTAAACGTTGACTTTATGCGCAACCAGCTTACCGTGTGGGAAGAGTCTGAGGGGTTTGTTCCTGATGTTATTATTGTGGACTACGTGGACATATTAGCTCCTGAGCCAGGGTCTTCTAAGGAGGTACGTCATCAGATTAACACAACCTGGAAGTCTCTTCGGAGGTTGTCTCAGGAAAAACATAATTTAGTAATAACTGCCACGCAGGCTAATCAGGATGCATATCATAAGGAGTTGATTGATATGCGTAACCAAAGCGAGGACAAACGGAAGAATGCCCATCCCACGGCAGTGTTCTCCTTTAATCAGACCGATGAGGAATATAACAATGGTGAGATGCGGATTGCTCCTGTGGTTATTCGGGAGGGGAAGATCAGAAAGGGAAGTCAGGTTAAAGTTCTTCAATCACTTACTATTGGGAGACCGTTTCTTGGAGGGTATTTTTTCACTCGTACAAGTCCAAAACAGGAAGAGAAGCCCGTTACAGATACAAAAAAAGCCAAAAAAGCGAAGAAAAAGTGAAAAAAGGCTGAAAGAAAGAGGAAAGGATGGATTATAGTATGCTAGCCAATTCAAAGAGATCAGTATTAGTTATAATCGAGGTAGTAAAACAGTTGGTTATCAGGTATAGTCTCTTTGGATACGAAAAAAAAATTAAAACTTTTTAAGGAGGAACAAGATGGCCAAAAAAACAGAGAAAAAGGGTGGAAAGAAGGATTCCAAAAAAGCTTCGGCGGCACGCAGGTTGGCAGAAGCACTGAACAAGGTGGTCGATCCGGAAATTGACCTGGACCTGTCGGACGATGAACTCAAGGCAGAGATTGATGACTGCTATGAGAATCTGGAACCGGGCGATCTCACGGATGAAGAGTGGGCTGAGATGAAAAAGCTCATCGGCAAAGGCAAGCCGGAGGATGAGGACGACGAGGATGAGCCCGATGATTCCGAGGATGAGCCCGACGAGGATGAGGATGAGCCCGACGAGGATGAGCCCGACGAGGATGAGGATGAGGATGAGGATGATGACGACGATATAGATGAGGATGATGACGAGGATGAGGATGAGCCCGCATCCAAGGCTAAGAAGGCCGACAAGAAGGCCGACAAGAAGGCCGACAAGAAGGCCGACAAGAAGGCCGACAAGAAGGCCGACACCGAGGACAAACCCAAGAAAAAGTCCAACCTTCCCCCCAGGCTCACCGATATCAGCCGGGTTGAAGCGTCCGTCGAAGTTTTCAAGAAGCTCAAGGCCGGGAAGAAGATCAGTCTCAAGGATTTCTCAACCAAGTCCAACGATTATTACATCGAGAAGGGTGGGAAGGATAACATTAAGGAAGCATCATCGAATGCCGGCAAAGTGGTCCTGGCTCTCAAGGCTCTCGATCTGGCGACCATCGATGGCGGGAACCTCATCAAGAACTAATGCGGTTACTTAAATCAGGACTCACAGTGAGAGGGGACAGCGTATACTGTCCCCTCTCCTTTGCATTAGATAGCTATTGGAATTGTCTCACTGATTGCCATCATTGCTTCTTTAGACGACTTAATCAGGTGTGGGGCAAAGACCTTCGTCCTTTAGATGTTGAGCTGTTTGAAAAGAAGCTCAGAACCGGGTTAAAAAATAAGAACCCAAAAACCCCACTAGCATCAAGTATAGCACAGAAGAAAACTATTAGGATAGGCAGTAAGACAGACCCGTTTCAAACTTGCGAACGTACCCACCAAATAACCAAAAAGGTGATGAACATACTTATTCAGCTCAGGTGGTCTTTTGTTATTCAAACAAGATTTACCGAGGTGATGATGGAGTATGAGGAGTTGATCCGAAGGGCTGGAAAAAAAGGATTAATTACGGCTCTCCCAATTATTTCACCAGGTGGAGAAGGGGATTGGGAGCTATTTGAACGAAAGAGAACCACCAAGCCGGCAGATCGGATGAAGCATCTCAGAAGACTCAAAAGGTGGGGTATTCCCATTGGGGTCAATGGGGAACCTTTTATTCCGGGTTATCATACACCGAAGGATTTTGAAGAGACTATGAAGTGGTTAAAATCCAATGGAATTCCAAGTTACAACACGTACAATCTTCACTTGAATGATTATGTAGCTAAACGGCTAGTGAAAATCGGTTTAGATATTGAAAAGATATGGGAGGGAAATCAGGATGGACCTTGGAAAGCCACGCTTTCCAAGTTGATTGACATTGCTAAAAAGTATGATATAAAATTGGGTTGTCCGGACTTCGTGAATACCGGGCCGAACTATCGGGAACCAGCCAACACTTGTTGTGGGATTAACGTTCCAAATCCCACTACATTTAACACCCATCATTGGAAGAAAATGGTTCAAGATGGATTGTCTTTTGAAGAGATTTTGGAAAAAACGTGGGACGGAGTAGGTGATTACGAGCAGGGGAAAACGGTTTTAATGGGTCAATCCAAGACAAATTACACTTTGTATGATTCGGGTGTTCTTGGATTGAGAGGGAACGGCTATAAGGGGCTGATTTGAGGAGGTTTAAATTTAGTTTCTGATTGGAGGAATTAGCGTGGATTATTGGGAACTGAGAAAAGCGGTGAGTCAAGTTGTGCCTCGTTCAACGGTGCTAAAAGAGCTTTCCGAAACAACGGGGATCAGGGAAAAGGGCCGGAAGTCAGGGTATAAGCAGTTCAATATTGCCTCAGGGGAGATGAAATCCCAGGAACGTCTCCTCAATGAGGAAGAGGTCAACTCATTCCTTGAAGTGTCTCTTCGGGCGCAGGCGTGCCCGATGCCGTTGAATATAGATGTCTGGGATGGATTAACCTGTCCGTTTGCTTGTAAGTATTGCTATGCGAATGCTTTCAGGGCTTCCTTATACACGGCATTCTTCGATAACTCTAAAACGATGGGGCTCCGTCATTGTAATGCGGATTACTACAAGCGGGAGTTGGACAAGCTGATGGTTTTCCGAGATAAGAACCCCCACGATGTTTCCGGGGAAGTTCGGAAGGCTATTGCAATGGAAATCCCCATGAGGTTTGGGATTCGTTTCGAGGATTTTTTGTATAAGGAACGTTCAGCCGGGGTGAGCCTTTCTCTTCTGGAATACCTTCGGGAAGTCAGCTATCCATTAATGATTAACACTAAGAGCAGTTTGGTTGGGGAAGACGATTACGTGAAGGTGCTTAGTGAGAATAAAGCTAGGACGGCACTCCATCTTACTATGATATCTTCAGATAGTGTGTTCCTTAAACGATTAGAACCAGGTGCTCCATCCTTCCAAAAGAGGATACAAGCTTGTAAGAATTTGGTTGAAGCCGGTGTCCGGGTGGTAGCCAGGATTGAACCGTACCTTGTTTATATGGCGGATTCTCCTGATCAGATAGAGGGATATTGTGAGCATCTGAAGTGGGCTGGTGTCAAGAATATTACCTTTGATACTTACTCCTATTCAGCTAACAACCCTGGTATCCGGAGAGAGTTTATGTTATCCGGGATAGATTTTGACCGGCTGTTTCTTCTGGGCTGTGATAGTCAGGCCTTGGGTTCTCTCCTCCTGGGTAAGTTTATGGAGGAGTTTCGCAAGAGGGGGTTCTCCTGCTCCACTTTTGATATGGGTAACGCTTCAACCAACGATCAGGATATTTGTTGTGAGGTGGGAGATTGGTTTCAAAGGGGTTCGGGGGGAGACGTAGGATATAATTATGGATGTACGGTTATGGCGGCACGGTACATTCGTTCCAAGAAAGACAA